GTTTTTCCAAAGCAGTCGTTTATGGGGGAAGCAATCGCCGCCGCCATACGGGCGATGATCCCGAGCGGGATAAAAGGGTGACAATAGCGCAGTTGGATCACAAAATAATCCCGAACGGGAACGCTGCATGACTTATTCACTGGTGGCACTCTTTTTCTTGAGCGGGAAAGCCTTTGTGGAGCGCACCGGGCTCAGCCTTCAATCGTGTGCCGGGTATGCCGTCATGCACCGAACCCAATCACTGGAGTTGGTGGAAAAAACTGGCGAAGTTCAATATAAATGTGTGGAGGAACATGAAAGAAGTCGATAGCGAAACAACCTTCCGGTACTGGGTCAAAACGGCCTCATCCGGAGAACGGTGCCTCTACTACAACGGGTTTCTGATGCGGGACCGGGAGGTTTTCCTCCGAAGCGGAGGTTTCACCGACAAGTTCCCACCCAGCATCAAGTGTGCCATCGAGGCGTGGAAGGCCTATTTAAACGGTGGCGTTAGGTTGGTTCAAAAGAAGATATCCCCCTATGACTATCAATACATCGCAATCAAAAGCTAGGCTGCTTGAGTCGCGGCTGGTGTGGGCTCCCACACTGGCGGAAGCAATGGCCCTCGCCCAGCAGCTTGAGTGGAGAGGCTGGCGGATACAAGGGAACCCATCCCCCTTGTTCTGGAACGGCAACTATGGAACCGGTGTAACCGTAACGAGGATTTCCAATGACTGACCCGGCCAAATCCCATGATTTCGAATTTGACGTTTCGAATGTGAAGGGGAAGAAGATCATGGTGGCAACCCCGATGTATGGTGGATTGGGGCACGCCATGTATTTCTCCAACCTCCTGCAACTTCAAGACCGGCTCCTAAACTTTGGCGCACAGATGTACCACTCGTTTCTGGTGAATGAGAGCTTGATTGACCGTGGTCGCAACTCCCTAGCCGACACGTTCCTCAATGATTCCGACGCCGAATATCTCCTCTTCATCGACGCGGATGTGGCGTTCCGGGCGGATGACATCATGGTTATGCTATCGCTCGAAAAAGACATCATATGCGGTCCCTACCCCAAGAAACACATCAATTGGCCGGTGATCGTTAAGGCGGTGAAGATGGGGATCGAGAGCCCCGAAGAGCTTTCAAGGCTGGTTGGTGAGTATGTTTTTACTCCGCTGGAACTCAACCCCGTGATGGAGATGACCATCAAGGTGAGCGAGGCGGGAACCGGGCTGATGTTGATCCATCGCCGGGTTTTTGAAAAGATGAAGAAAGCCTTCCCCGAAAACTATTACGAGTCGGACCACTCGCGCGATGTGGGGGATGAGAGCAAGAAGAAGTCGATGCACGCCTTCTTCCGCACAGCAATAGTGGACAATCGTTATCTGTCCGAGGATTATTATTTCTGCCACAAGTGGAGGGAGATTGGAGGGGATATCTGGTTGTTCCCTTGGGCGCAAACCACCCACTACGGCACATACGGCTTCCAAGGGTCCGTGGGGCACCTTGTTGACATGATGAGGAGGGCGGAGAATGCCGGTTGATGAAGCAGCCATGGCGAAGGCTCTGGACGGGAACTTTTACTGGGAATCCACAACCAAATACGACATATCGCTCAGCAAGATGAGCGCTGATATCCGTGCCGCGCAACGCAAGCACGCACCAAAACCCCGAAAGTATGAGGCCCCGGAGGGGTGGTGGGATGACGCCCCTCCGCTTGAATTTGTGGAGAGGGTGGCCTCGCTAAAGGAAAAGATTGCGGTTGCATTCGGGATTCCGGTTCTGGACCTCGATTCCCGCTCCACGCAGAGGAGCAGCGCAACCCCGAAAGCATTCTACATGTGGGCACTGTGCAGATATTTCCCAAACATCAACTACACCCAAATGGGAAGCTTCATCAACCGCCACCGCACAACGGTTCTGCATGGGTGCAGGGTTTTCGAACTGGAAGCCCGCCTCCACGCCGACATGGTTGAGAAGATGGACAAGTTCATGGGGCACAAGCCGGGTTAGCTTAGTGGTAGAGCGCCTGCCTTGTAAGCAGGAGGTCGTGGGTTCGACTCCTACACCCGGCACCAATAGGAGAGCGGAATGAAATTCAGAATACAGGACGGTCAGTTGAAATACCGCCACAAGCTTGAGAGGCGCAAGGTGTGGCACAAGTGGTTTGCGTGGTATCCGGTGAGAACCGGCTTCAACACAGTTGCGTGGCTTGAAAATGTTGAGCGCCGTTTGGAGCCAAACCAGTGGGCGGATGTTGAGTGGTGGCGTTGGGAGTATCGGTTGTGAAAGGGCACAAATTATGACCTTGAATTATGAAGAGTTCATAGCGGAACTGAAAGCACTCTGCGATTATCATGGATTTGAGATTGCCGGGACTTGCGAGAGTGAGGGCATCTACGGCGAGATAACTGTGGTCAAGGTGGGGAACGATCCCGGGTGGCATCGATGGAACGAGAACACATTCAATTTCGTGGAGGCGTGTAAACAAGCCGTGATTGGTTGGGTGAAGTTGTAGTGTTTGCTATACTGGTGGTATGAACTACGCCGATATCATCGATAAAATCCCCGAGAATGAGAAGCCGGAAATCCTCCGGCTTCTTCGGCTGTTGGATGAGGCGAAGGAGCGAGAAGCCGCCCGTGAGGGCTATTTAAACTTTGTGAAGCTGATGTGGCCGGGGTTTATTTCCGGTCGCCACCACAAGATCATGGCCGACGCTTTCGAGAGGGTGGCCAGAGGAGAACTCAAGCGCCTTATCATCAACATGCCACCTCGCCACACCAAATCGGAATTTGCGTCGTACCTCCTTCCAGCGTGGTTCTTGGGGCTCTTCCCAGAGAAGAAAATCATTCAAACCGCCCACACCGCCGAACTTGCGGTGGGGTTTGGACGGAAGGTGAGGAATCTCGTCGGCTCAACCGACTACCAGAAGGTGTTTGATGGGGTTGGCCTACAGTCGGACTCAAAGGCTGCTGGCCGTTGGTCCACCAACAAGGGGGGCGAATACTTCGCTATTGGCGTGGGTGGTGCAGTGACGGGTAAGGGGGCGGACCTTCTCATTATCGATGACCCCCATTCGGAACAAGAGGCCATGGTTGGCCAGTTCGACGGCACCGTTTATGACAAGGTGTTTGGGTGGTACAGTTCTGGACCCCGCCAGCGGTTGCAACCGGGTGGCGCAATCGTGATTGTGATGACAAGGTGGGCAAAGCGCGACCTCACCGGCCAGATTGTTGATGCCTCCGTGAAGAAAGAGGGCTCGTCGGAGTGGGAGGTTATTGAGCTTCCGGCGATTATGCCCTCCGGAGAGCCTCTTTGGCCCGAGTTTTGGTCGCTGGACGAGCTTCAGCGCCTCAAGATCGAGCTTCCGGCCTCGAAATGGAACGCCCAGTACCAGCAAAACCCTACCTCAGAAGAGGGGGCGTTAATCAAGCGGGATTGGTGGAACGTGTGGGAGGGCAAACCACCCCCCTGCGAGGCTGTTATTGTGGCCATGGACACGGCCTTCTCCAAAACAGAACGCTCCGACTACTCCGCATGTGTGTGTTTTGGGGTTTTTAACCATCCAAACACCGTTGGAAAGCCGATTCCGAACCTAATTTTGCTGGATGCATGGAAGGATAAGCTGGAATTTCCAGAACTTAAAGCCACCACCGTACAGTATTATAAGAATTGGCAGCCCGACATGTTCATTATCGAAAAGAAGGCCTCCGGAGCGCCTCTTATCGCTGAATTACGCAATGCGGGGGTCCCAGTGCAGGAATTCACCCCAACTAGGGCCACCGGGGATAAAATCGTGCGTGTAAACGCGGTCACTGATATCTTTGCTTCGGGTGTGGTGTGGGCACCCGACGAGCAATTTGCCTATGATGTGGTGGAGGAGTGCGCGGCTTTCCCCTCCGGAGACCACGACGACTATGTGGACGCTGTAAGCATGGCGATGATGCGGTTCCGCCAAGGGGGTTTTATAATTCCCACCGACGAGGAGGATATCATTGAGCCCTCCAAATTCCGTAAAGAGCCCTACTATTGATATAATGGTCCGAAACAGAAAGCACAGCAATGGCCGAACCTTACATCCCGATTTCCCCGGAAACACCCCCGATCAATGTGGAGGTGCCAGAGGAAGAGTTGGGTCCCCTCGTCACTCCGGACGAGGATGGAGGCGTTACGGTTGATTTTGGTGATTCCGACCCCGAAGATTCGGTTGATGAACACGGGGCAAACCTCGCAGAAACGATGGATGAGAGCGACCTCCGCTCCATTGCGTCTGATCTGATCAGCGATTTCGAGGCCGACCTCAAAACCCGCGAAGACTGGGAAAAGGCCTATATTCAAGGACTTGACCTTCTTGGCTTGAAAATCGAGGACCGTTCCACCCCTTGGCCGGGGGCTTGCGGCGTTTACCACCCGGTCCTAACGGAGGCGGTTATTCGGTTCCAAGCACAGACGATCATGGAGGTTTTTCCTCCCTCCGGCCCCGTAAAAACCAAGATCATCGGGAAGTCCAACGAGGAGCTTGTCAAGCAGGCGCACCGTGTTGAAGGAGAAATGAACTTCGTCACTACAGAGAAGATGACCGATTATCGCTCCGAAACGGAGCAGCTTCTTTTCCGCCTTCCTCTCGCCGGATCAGCCTTCCGGAAGGTTTACTACGATGTGGTGGGAACCAAGCCTTCTGCCGTGTTTGTACCGGCGGAAGACCTCGTTGTGGCCTACGGCACCACTGAACTCGCAACTTGCCCCCGCTACACCCATGTCACGCGCATGTATGCGAATGAGCTTCGCAAGCTGCAAGTTAATGATTTCTACCGTGACATCACCATCCCAACCCCCTCCCCCGATTACTCCACCCTCCAGAAGAAGTATGACAAGGTGAAGGGTGAAAGCCCCTCATTCACCGACGATCCTCGCCACACGATCCTTGAGATGTTTGTGGACCTTGATCTTCCGGGGTTTGAAAATGAAGACGGGATTGAACTCCCCTACGTTGTAACGATAGAGAAATCCAGCGGAGACGTGCTGGCGATTCGACGCAACTGGAAGGAAGAAGACACCTCCTTTACCAAGCGTCAGCATTTTGTTCACTACCAGTATTTGCCGGGTCTCGGATTCTACGGCACCGGCCTTATCCACCTCATCGGTGGCATTGCGAAGAGCGCCACCTCCATCCTCCGCCAGTTGGTTGACGCAGGGACACTTTCCAATCTTCCGGGCGGACTGAAGGCCCGGGGCCTCCGAATCAAGGGCGACGACAACCCCATCATGCCGGGTGAGTTCCGGGATGTGGATGTGGCGTCCGGAAATATCCGCGACTCCATCACATTCCTCCCCTATAAGGAACCCTCCGCCGTTCTGTATCAGCTTCTCGGGAATCTGGTTGATGAAGGTAGGAGAATTGGGTCCATTGCTGAAATGGATGTGGGCGAAAGCAACCCCGAAGCGCCCGTAGGCACCACATTGGCCCTCCTTGAGCGCTCGATGAAGGTGATGTCGGCGGTGCAGGCGCGTGTACACGACTCGCTCGGGAAAGAGTTTAAACTCATTGCCGGTGTGATCCGCGAGCACATGGGTCCGGACTACGAATACGCCGCCTCCGAAGACCCGAACGTGAAATACGACCGGACCAAGGATTTTGGCGACCCCGTGGATATCATCCCGGTTTCCGACCCCCAAGCCGCCACCATGGCCCAGAAGGTGATGCAGTATCAAGCTGCGATGCAGTTGTCCCAAAATGCGCCCCCGGGCATGTATAATCTGGAGCTTCTTCATAAGCAGATGCTCCTCGCACTCAACATCCAGAATGTGGACTTGATCATCCAAGGGCAGGATAATGCGGTTTCTGCCGACCCCGTGTCCGAGAATATGGCGGTGATGTCGGGTAAGCCCATTGTTGTGTTCATGGAGCAGGACCATGACGCCCATATCAAGGTTCACACGAATTTCATGCAGGACCCGATATATCAGCAGTTCGTCAGTCAGAGCCCCAACGCGCAAACATTCGTTGGTGCAATGCAGCAACATCTCGCTGAGCATTTCGCCTTCTCCTACCGGAGGAAGATCGAAATCAAGCTGGGCGTGAGCCTTCCCCAGATGGGCGAGAAGCTTCCGCCGGATGTGGAGAATGATATCGCCAAGCTGGCCTCAGTGGCGGCGGATCGCCTCCTTCAGCAGCACAACGCGGAATCGGCTGCCGCCAAGCAGGCGCAGGATGCCGCCGATCCGCTCACCGTGATGCAGCGTGAAGAGCTTCGCATCAAGGATGAGGCGGTCAAGGTTAAAGCCGCGCAGGCCGAAACAGAGGCGAAGTTCAAGGAAGACAAGATCGCGTTGGAAGCCGCCAAGCTTGCCAACACAACCATCCAGCCATCAATTGTTGATCCCAAGAGGTTTGCGTGACGGAACTCGACGTTATCAAGAAGAAAATACGTCAGAAATTGAATGAGATAGCTGACGATCTTGCCACTGGAGCCGCGAAAGATTTCTCCGAATATCGGTATTTCACGGGGTTGGTGGCGGGTCTTGCTTGGGTTGAGCGGGACATCCTTGATCTGGAAGAGAACCAGAACAAGGACTAACCGCTTCGGGTATATCAATTCCTTGTTGTATCATTGGGTTACATCGAGAGATGGCATCCCGCCGAAGGGCGCATCAACGTAGGAATACGCATGTACGAAGCAAGCAAGCTTTCGAAAGAAACGCTGGATAAGCTCCCCACACCCAAGGGCTATCGCATTCTTATCGCGGTCCCGGATGTGGAAGAGAAAACAAAGGGCGGCATCATTCGTCCCGATGTTCTAAAAACCAAAGAGGAAACGGCCAGCATTGTTGGTCAAGTTCTCATTATGGGGGAAGATTGTTTTTCGGACCCCGACCGCTTTCCCGGCGGACCATACTGTCGAGAGGGAGACTGGGTGATGTTCCGGGCGTATTCCGGCACTCGTTTCAAGATCGACGGCAAGGAGTTCCGCCTTATCAACGATGACGTTGTAGAGGCCACTCTCAAGAGTCCAGATGGGATTGAGCGGGTATGAGCGACGGAACTGAATTCGAAGACGGCAATATCGAGGCCGTCGAACCCCGCGAGGCGGACGAGAGTGCCGCCAGCGGCGATCTTCAAGTGGAGGTTGTCGATGACACCCCCCTTGAAGATAAAAATAGACCGCGCCGCACTGGCGAACCCGACCTACCGGATGACGACGAGGTCGCCCAGTATAGCGACAAGGTCAAGAAGCGCATCAGCAAGCTTCGGTACGAGTTCCATGAGGAACGCCGTGCCAAGGAAGAACTGGAGCGCCAGCAGCAGGCTCTCGTTGACTACGCCAAGCGGCGTGATGCGGAGAATCGGCAGCTAAAGGTGGCCCTACAGTCGGGACAGTCTCTGATCGCTGATCAGATGAAGACCCGGGTGAAGGTGGAGCAGGAGAATGTCAAGCGTAAACTCCGCGAAGCCGTAGAGCTAGGAGACTTCGACAAGCAAGTCGATGCCCAGAAGGAACTGGCCCACCTCGCCTTCGAAGAGGACCGGGTTAGGGGCTTTGAGCCCATCAACCTTCCGGACGAGGAGGAGAGCGAGCCAGCCTATGTGCAGCAATCGCCTCCGCCGCAGCCCGATGCCCGCACTGTGGCATGGGCGCGGAACAATAGTTGGTTCGGTCGGGACCGCGAGATGACTGACTACGCTCGCCACATCCACGACCGGCTTGTTGTGTTTGATCGAGTTGACCCCGCCAGCGAAGATTACTGGCGGAAGCTGGATAAGGAACTTCAGAAGAGGTATCCGCATCTGGGCTCCGATGTGGAAGAAGAAGATAGCAGGGTTCCGCAGAAGAAGCAGGGCGTCGTGGTTGCCCCGGTAAAGAGAAATTCGTCTCCGCCACGCAAAGTACAGCTATCCGGCTCCGAAGTCGCAATCGCTAAGCGTCTCGGGCTGACAATCGAGCAGTATGCTGCCGAAAAATTGAGGTCCATGAATGGATAAGCGCACACCCCGCGAAAGCGAAACCCGCGAAGCAACTTCGCGCAAGAAGTCTTGGGCTCCGCCCACAGTGCTACCGGAACCGGATAAAGTCGATGGCTGGCGCTATCGATGGATTCGAACCTCGACGCTCAACAACACGGACAACACCAACGTGTCGTCCAAGTTTCGTCAAGGATGGGAGCCCGTGAAGTCGGAAGAGCACCCGGAAATCACAGTCCTTCGGGACCGCAAGTCGGATTTCAAAGACAACATTGAGGTTGGCGGGCTTTTGCTTTGTAAGGCCCCGGAAGAAGCCATGTCGGAGCGGGATCAATACTATAGAGATTCCGCACAGAACCAGATGGTTTCAGTCGAGAACAACTTCATGCGTGAAAATGATCCGCGTATGCCGCTCTCCAAGCCGGAGATTAGCACGCGGGTAACTTTTGGCAAGGGGCGAGGATAACCTTCGCCTCAACATGAGGTAAACTAACATGGCTTCCACAGCGGCCCCCTATGGCCTGCGCCCTGTTAATCTGATCGGCGGTCGGCCCTTTGCTGGCTCGACCCGTATGGTCAAGATTGCAAATGCGTATGCGGCGAATCTCTTCTACGGGCAGCCCGTCTCGATCAACGCCGGTGGTGTTGTGATTGCGGAAACCGGTACAACCACAATCGCTGCCACTGGAGTGGTTGGCGTCTTCGTGGGTTGCACCTACACGGACCCGAACTTGAATTACAAGCTCTTCAAGCAGATGTGGCCTACGGGCACCGTCGCCACGGATGCGATGGCATATGTGGTCGATGACCCGGATGTCATCATGCAGGTGCAGGCAGACGATGCCATTCCCCAGACGGCGCTTGGTGCCAACATTGGCTTCAACGCATTCTCTGGTGACACAGCCTCGGGCAATTCGGAAACATCGGTAGACCTTGGCGGACTTGCCCAGACTGCAACGCTTCCCTTGCGGATCGTTGGATTTGTGGATGGTCCCGACTCGGCCATTGGTGATGCCTACACGGATATTCTTGTGAAGTGGAATGCTCCTGCGGTTGTTTACACCGCTGGTGACACCAACGCACAGAATGCCACCGTGGTGGTCGCCCGTGGGCACGCCTACATGAACCCGACTGGCGTGTAAGGAGAAAACACGATGACCATTTCACGCGCACAGCTTCTTAAGGAACTGCTTCCGGGCCTCAACGCCCTGTTCGGTCTTGAATACAAGAAGTACGAAAACGAGCATGAGGCGATTTACGAAACTGAATCGTCTGAGCGTTCCTTCGAAGAGGAGCTGAAGCTTTCGGGCTTCGGGGCCGCTCCGGTCAAGAACGAAGGGCAGGGCATTTCCTACGACAACGCGCAGGAAGCGTGGTCTGCTCGCTACAACCATGAGACAATCGCCATGGGCTATGCCATCACCGAAGAGGCGATGGAAGATAACCTCTACGATTCGCTCTCCTCGCGCTATACCAAGGCCCTCGCTCGTTCGATGGCCTACACCAAGCAGGTCAAGTCGGCGTATCCGCTGAATAACGGCTTCTCTGGTGGCGCGTTCCTTGGTGGTGACGGGAAGACCCTGTTCGCCACGGACCACCCGCTTATCTCGGGCGGCACCAACAGCAACACGCAGTCAACGGCTGCTGATCTGAATGAAACCTCCCTTGAGGCGGCTGTTATTCAGATTGCTGGCTGGAAGGATGAGCGCGGTCTGCTCATCGCTGCTCGCCCGCGCAAGCTGATCGTCCCCCCGAACTTGATGTTCGTGGCGACACGGCTGTTAGAGACTGAACTCCGCACAGCCACTGCCGACAACGACCTCAATGCCATCAAGACAAATGGCGTGATCCCGGAAGGCTACTCGGTGAACCACTACCTCACCGACACCGACTCGTTCTATCTCTGCACGGATATTCCGAATGGAATGAAGCACTTCGTCCGCACTGCCATGACGACTGGCATGGACGGCGACTTCGACTCCGGCAACGTGAGGTACAAGGCGAGGGAGCGGTATTCCTTCGGCGTTTCGGACCCGCTGGGTATCTGGGGTTCCCCGGGCGCTTAACGGCCCCGTTTACACGATCTGCGAGAAGGGCTCCATTTCGGAGCCCTTTTTGTTTGTGTTAAAATTAGCTTGATCCCCAAGCACTTGGGTCCCGGGCAACCCGGCCTACCAGACTGTCCCGGCAGACACTTGCAGAGACTGTTAGGCCATATCCTGCAAGGAAATCCCCCATGGGTACGACAACTTTCTCCGGCCCCGTCGTTTCGACCGCTGGTTTTATCTCCGGTAACGCTGGTGTTGTTGCTGACGCCACGGCTGGCACGCTCGCCGTGACCTCCAGCTATAATGGCCAGATCATCCCGCTCGCCAAGGCTGACGGCATCACCGTTACTCTTCCGACCTCTTCGGGGTCGATGAACGTGTATAAGTTCTGGGTGAAGACCGCCATCACGTCTAACTCCTACATAATCCAAGTGGCCAACGCCTCCGACACGATGATTGGCCATGCCGCCGTTGCGGCCACCACGGGTGCGGTTTTTGCCCCCACGGCTGCCGGTGACACAATGACAATGACATCAACCACAAGTGGTGGTTTGGCGGGTGGTTTTATCGAAATCACAGACGTTGCCTCTGGGAAGTGGCTGGTCAATGCCGCCCTTGTCGGCACCGGCACCGCCGCCACGCCCTTCAGCGCCGCCGTATAACTAATCAGAGGGGGCTTCGGCCCCCTCCCCTCTGGAGGTGAGCGATGGCTCTCTATAATGGTGACGTCAAGGCAGCCACTGCGTCAAGCAACACGGCTGTGATTGAAGGTCCGACTCGCGTCAAATCCTTCTACTACAACGCAAATGCCAGTGTCGGATCAATCGTGCTGAAAGATGGCGGTTCTGGCGGCTCCACCATCGTCACGGTTGCTGTTCCAGCAAATGGATTTGGAACTGTTTACATTCCGGGCGACGGAATTCGCTTCTCGACAAACGTTTACACGGTCCTCACGAACGTGGCATCCGTCACGATCTTCCACGGTTGACGCCATGAGACTTGAAAACATGCCGCGCATGGATGAGGCCGACATCGAGGACCTCCGGGGCAGCGCAACGAAGAAAGTCCCACTCCCTCCCGGGGTTCCGATTCCTCTCGGGGTGCCGGAAGATCAGTATCCCGACCAGTCAACCAAGGGTGATTTTCTGGAGCCCGAAGGTGATATCGGATACGAAATGCAGCCTGCTCGCGGCCATGGCCGTGTGGAGAAGAACCTCAAGCGGTGGCGGATTTATTGATGGCCAAGTCTCCGGCATGGACCCGAAAGGCGGGAAAGAACCCGAATGGCGGGCTCAATGCAAAGGGGAGGGCGTCTGCCAAGAAGCAGGGCATGAACCTCAAGGCTCCGCAGCCGGAAGGGGGGAGCAGGCGCGATTCATTCTGTGCCCGTATGTCCGGGATGAAGAAGAAACTCACATCAAAGAAAACGGCCAACGATCCCAATAGCCGAATCAATAAGTCTCTTAGGGCTTGGAATTGTTAGATGGTCCGCATCAATGAAGCCCAATGGGCTAGAAAAAGGCCCGAAACACATGATGATATCTCAATGAGCGAACGAGTTGAGATAGAAGTGGCGGTCGGGAAAATGGAAGTGCAAGTCCAACGTCTCGAAAAAGATGTCGCTGAAATCAAAGGGGACATCAAAACAATTCTGACCACCTTGGATAAGGCGGGCGGAGCATGGAGAATGTTGATCATCGTTGCTGGTGTTGCTTCGGCGGTTGGCAGTCTCATAACATGGGTGATATCACTATGGCCATTCGGAAGACTTCAGTAGCAATTCTGGCATTCCTTTCCCTCTTCTTCACTCCCGCCTATGCGGAGTGGTCGATTGATGCAATGAACGATCAGATCGAGAAAACCAATGTAGAGGTTGGTGGATCGTGTTCCGGCACAATCATAAGCGCCGAAGAGCGGATTGTGTTGACTGCCCATCACTGCATCAATGGGCAGGTGATCGAGGTTGAGGAAAAAATCATCAACGAAGTCACTGGCGAAATCGTTGTGAAAAAGGTTCAGAAGAAGCTTCCTCTTTCCATTAAAATCCACAAGACGATTGACTATGAGATTGTCAGCACCGACGAACTGCTGGTGAAAATCGTGGGCATCGACCCCAAGAACGACATCGCAATCCTTCAAGTTGTTGACGTCGAGTTTAAACCCTCCATGGCCGCGAAGCTGGCCCCCGACACCTACCGTCTGAAGCGCGGCATGAAGGTGTATGCGGTTGGAAACCCCGGCGTTGTTTATGGGAACTCCATCACCGAAGGGATCGTGTCGGCACCGGAGCGCACTGTGAGCTTTGGACCCGGCCAAGAATTCAAGATGTTCCAGCACTCGGCCTCCACAATTGGGGGCAATTCCGGCGGCTCCATCCTCAATGAGAATGGTGAATTGATTGGGACTGTTACCGGTGGCCTTCGCGGAACTGCGGTTTCTTTCGCCATCCCCATTGAACGCACCAAGGACTTGATCCGCAAGTCCGGGTTTGAAAGGATTCTGAAGTGAAGACGAACCAAGCCGGTCTCAATCTGATCAAGCAGTTTGAAGGGCTAAGGCTCAAGGCGTATCGCTGTCCTGCCGGGGTTTTGACGATTGGATATGGCCACACCTCGATGGCTGGTGCCCCGAAGGTGGTCGCTGGGATGACGATAACCAAGGCAGAAGCGGAGGCCATCCTCAAGCGCGATCTGCGCTCCTATGAGGACGGGGTGAAGGAGGCCATCAAGACGGACCTCACTTCAAACCAGTTCTCCGCTTGCGTGAGCCTCTGCTACAATATCGGGATCGGGGCATTCAAAAAGTCCTCCGTGACCCGCTTCTGCAATGCCCGCAAGTGGAATGAGGCAGCCGATGCCTTCCTTCTGTGGAACAAGGCTGGCAAGAAGGTGTTGCCGGGGTTGGTGAGGCGCAGGGCTTCAGAGGCCGAGTTGTTTGCCCGCAAGTCCGCGAAGGATGAGGTGAGGCCCATCGTGGATGAGCCCACCGGCAAGTCCATGACGCTCTCCACCACGAACATCGCCGCTGGCGTTACGGCAGCCGCTGGCGTTACTGCGGCAACGAAGGATGCTGTTGATAACGGCAGAGCAATCGTGTCGGGTATCGACTTAACATTGGTGTTGATTGTGGTGATTATTGCGGGAGCCGCATGGATCATATGGGAACGCTACAAGAAAGCCCGCGACTGGGACGTTTAAAATGATCGGCACAATCCTCAAGCTTGTCTCGGGGCCTCTGATCAAGGCTCTGATGGACCTCTACAAGGGGTACAACGAGAGGCAAGTCTCCGAGTCCCAACTCCGCCGCGATCTTGAGAAAACCATTCTCGGCACTTTCGAGGAGGTTTCCAAGTCGCAGGCGGATGTGATTATTGCGGAGTCTAAGGGTGAGAACTGGCTCCAGCGCAACTGGCGTCCGATGGTGGCCGTGAGCTTTGCCTTCATCGTTCTTTTTTATGGCTTGATATCCCCCATTCTAGTGGGGTGGTTTGGCTTCCCTCCAATCCGAGTTGGCGATGATCTGCTAAGATGGATCATGGATGCCGTGGTGATCTGTTTGGGCGGATATATTGGCGGTCGCTCGCTTGAAAAGATCGTGGCAAGCTTTAGGAAATGACCATATCCCGCGCCAATACCGGGCGTCAAACCACACGGAAGTTCGGCACTTTCAAAGTCACGCTGAAGCTCTCCACCCCCAAGAAGAAGAAAACCAAGGCGGCTGAGCCGCCTCGCCGCGTTCGACGTTCACGCCGCACAAAGAGAACACTCAAGTGAAGAAACCTCGCTCGATTATAGCACCGCGCACCTACAATCCGGGCAAAGGCCGTCCGAAAGAGCATCTGGCATATCTGAACTATCAAGAGATGCTGGCGCTAAAGCGTTTAAACGGCAACAACCAAGAGCGTGGCCCGAGGGGTCTTCCCTCTTTTCCGCCTTCGGATGCGGCGGGCTCGTCCTCCAAGGCTAGTAGCAGCACTAGCTCTGGCTCCACATCCTCAAATTCATCCGGTCCAAGCGGCGGTATGATGGTGGCTCCGGTTCTGGTGGGTCTTCCCGCACGTCACCATCGTCTGGCTCAAGCACAAGCAGCAAATCCGCCAGTGGCAGCAACACGCCAAGCGGTGGGATGATGGGTGGTTCGGGTTCTGGTGGGTCTTCCCGCACGTCACCCTCTAGCGGAAGTGGCGTGGGAGGCGGCTCGGGCGGCGGCGGAGGCAACAGCACTGGTCCCAGTGGTGGGATGATGGGTGGCTCGGGTTCTGGGGGGTCTTCCAGAACTGCCCCCTCGACCAGCAAGTCACCCGGAAGCAATAGCAAGCCGTCTGGCGGCTTCAGTCAGTCGCAGTTTGGCAGTTCCAGTCCCAAAGTTCCCGGCTCATCGATGGCGGCTTCAAAAGCCTATGGGGGCGCAGCAAAGGATGCCGCCGCCCGCAAAGCGGCTGACGCCAGCAATTCAAGGAACGCTCAGAAAAATCCCGGGTTCAAGGCCGATAACCCCGGACGCTCTGCTATCGCGGGCGTCACCAAGGATAAGTCCAAGGGGATTGCGGACGGAAACAAGATCAAGGGGGCCATCAGCGGTATCAAGCAAACGGCAGAACAAAACGCAGCCCGTGCAAAAGCCATCTCGCGCGGCCCCGGCGTTGTAACGGGAGCGATTCCCGGGACACTTGGCAACACCACAAAGGCTGCTCAAAGGCAGGCCGCGATTGCGATTGGCAATTCCATGCGCGAGGACCCGCGCTTTGGCGGAAAGGCTTTTGGACCCGGCACAACCGTCAGCAAGATGGTCAATGACGTAAATCGTATGGCGAGAACAACGATTGGCGAAGCTGGCACCGAGGGTTTAAATCCTCAAACAGCAACAACGAACGCCATGTTGAATCGTCTTGCACTCGGGCAGGGTATGGCTGGGTTTGACGCCAACGGTATGGACCGTAAGCGCACTGGCGGTCCCAACAGTGCGTACAGTGATACGGTATCCGGCACACCAGCCATGGGTGTGGGTTTGGCGTCTATTGCCGGGGCGTTGTCACCAGTCAGCAACTTCTCAACAACCGCGCCAGCCAACGTGTTGACCGCTTCCCACTACTTAACGCCTGCGGCAGAAAGAAGCCAAGCGCGTCGGGCTGAAAAAGTTGGTGTTACCGGAAGCACATGGTCTCAGTCCGACGCATTCAAAGACACCCGAACCCCATACGGATCACACGTTTTTGGAAATGCCGACCCCGGCGTTCGCGGAAAAATAGCGGCCACGCGCACGACTACCGTCCCCACAACAACAGTGGCTGATGCACCCCGACCAAGGGCTCGCCCCTCCGACCTCACTGATCCGAGGCGAATGGCGGCGGCAACCTACACCCAGCCATACGATGTGACAACGCCTGCGGCGCTTGTGAGCCCTCAGAAGCGTTACAACGACCGCGTCCCTGCCTCTGTCCCCTCGTTTAGCGAGACCCCGTTCGGTGGTCCGAGGATGAGGTCATTGGCAACCGCGACACCAGAGGAACGTGCCAATCTGGCACTTGCCCAGCGTCGTGGAAACCCGACAAGTGCGCCCACTTCCGGCCCAATCCGTGCCTCTGTTCCGAAGCAGATAAACGACCGTGTGTCGGAAACCATGCCCAGCTTCAGAAGTGCCACGCAGATAGCGGCGGGGTTCCCTGCTGGGGTTCAAGCTCCGAGGCCTTCCAGCATGAGGAGTGCCACGCAGATAGCTGCTGGGCTTCCTTCTGGGGCCGGAACACCATCGCCATCAAGCATGAGGAGCGCCACTGAGATAGCGGCTGGCCTTCCCCCGGGCGTTCAAACGCCCAGACCCTCTAGCCTCAGAAGTGCCACCGAGATGGCATCTGGCATACCCCGGGCTGCTGAACCTTCATATCCAAGATCGGAGTATTCCGGCTATGGAGCCACCGGCTATTCCACCCTAGCCGGTGTCCCCGCTCCGGACGGCACCAGAATATCGCCCCGTGAAAACCAGAACATGCAACGGCCAGCCGGGGGGTATGATCCTCTTGGCTCCATCAGTGCCCCGAAGGCCCCTGCTGCCGCCACCCCACCGCGTCCCGACATCGACAAGGCTCCGGGGCCGCAGCCGGGTGAAGCGGTTCTGGCGGATGCACTGAAGAATGCTGTCCGCACTGAAAACACCTACAAGGTGGACTTGAGTTTCGTTGAAGACAAAAAGGTCAAGGATCAGTTTACGCAGGTTTTCAAAAATCCCGACAGCATCTTCGATGTTGCCAAAGTGGGGAATGCGTTTACACGTTGGTCGGCAGCCAATGACGAGAAAGCTCTTGCCAAGGTTAGGGACGGGATAAACGACCTTAAGGCCATGGGAGCCAAGGTGAATAAGGATGGCACCATCTCCATCCCTGCCGCAGCGGCAGAGAAGGCCCAAAAAGTGTTTAACGACATGAGTAAGGCCTATTCTGACAAGTTTGGTAACAACAAAAACCAAAACCCCGCATACGGGAAAACTTTCTCCGAGGGGATCGGTTCTCTTGTTGGTGATCCCGTGAGCGAAAAGGTGAATAAAACTCCCGCGAATGTCACAAAGGATGCCCAATCGTTCCTTAGCAAGGCGCAAGCCGAGGGGAAGATAAGCCGTCCGGTGCCGTCGATGAACGCCTTTATGCCCAACACCACCCGCCAATCGCCATCCCCTCCGGGCACACGCGGCCCGGGTGCGTCGATGGCGGCTGCGGCAGCCCCGAAAACTGCGGTTGCTACGCCCGCCACAGGATGGGGTGGCCCTCTTTCTGGCATCCAAGCTCCCAATTTGGGAGAAATGAAGGTTTCCGTCCCCACAAAGGGACCGAACGGAGAGGCTATAAACGAGGTCTCCACAATCGACAACTATGTGGACAAGGTTCCGGGTCTAAACAGTGAGCAAAAGGCCGCTCTTCGTCGGTCCATGATGGCAGACGCTGCGGATGGCATTCTTGACTTCACCACAGTCGATATGAACCAAAAGATAGCAGAGGTTAAGGCCGGAGATAGCTACCCCGTAACTGAAAGCGCAGCCGCCGACCCCGCATTCGCCAACAGCCTTATTGGAGACGAGGCATACAACGCCGCCAAGGAGACTAGTTACTTCCCGCGCAACATATTCTCGAACGACACCTTCCTCAATGACCCCACACAGCAGGGAATGCTTCGTGAGAGTGTAACGCCAGACATCACCGAAATGACGAAGCTTCACAATCGTCAGCGGGCCGTTATTGCTGCCAATAAATACAACCAGAACGATATAAAGCCCTACCTCACAAAGGGCGAGACCGCTCGCGCCGCTGTGAGTAATGTCGTGAGGAACGTATTTAACATCAATCCTCTCTCAAGGATTGGCCGCGCGGCAATCGAAAAAACTATGAATATCGAGGACCCTAAAACATTCCTCTCCCGCCCAGCCTATGAACAGAGAGCCCTCTACCAGTACGCCAATGCGGCCAAGGCAAAGCGCGAGGGAAGCCCAGTTCCAGAGGCCGGATACCCGCAGGGCATCCCCGGCGGAGGGGTTCTCAGTCCCGGTGGCGGCATCCCCGGAAGCTTTAACGGTGATCTTGGCTCGGGAAGGAACAGCCTCGAAATTGACGGCTCCTCCACCACGATATCCGACTTGACCGGCAGCACGCCCGGTGAAACGTCCGGAGGCGCGTCTGGAGGATTTTCCGGTGGAGACCGTCCCTACATCTACTACGAATGGGATTTGGGGGTCAACATTCCGTCTCCGGGTGATCCCAAGTATACTATGTACATGGTATATTTGACGGAACGCGAAGCGGCAGCCGAAAAGCTCTACGGCAATGGTTAAGAGCAAAGAGGCCATCGGCCTCCTTAACCGCCTCTACAAAACAAAACGCCGCAACAGGTCTAAGCCCCTCCACTTGAGGGGGTGCAAAACGCTTGGCGCAAAGAGCCCCGACAAGGGGAACAAGGGCAAGCACTAGGCTTGCGGGGAACGTGAGCATTTGGGCAGGCGGTTCCTTTATGCGGCGAATGCCACACGGAACGGGGCTCACACTTAGGATAAGACATGGCTACTAGCGGAACCACAACTTGGAACCCCGACATCGGGGAGCTTACCGAGGAGGCCTACGAGAGGGCCGGTCTGGAACTGCGTTCCGGCTATGACCTCCGCACGGCCCGTCGTAGCCTCAACTTCCTTCTGGCCGAATGGGCAAACAAGGGGCTGAACCTATGGACCGTTCAGTCTGGCACAATCACCTTGGTGGCTGGGCAGAGCGTTTACACATCGGCTGATGATCTTCCGACTGACGCCGTGGACTACATTGAGTTTGTGTGCCGCACATCCAGTGCCGGGCAGAACACCGATATCTCCTTGAGCCGCATATCGGTCTCCACCTACGCAACGATCCCCAACAAGAGCCAATCTGGCAGGCCCTATCAGATATATGTGAATCGTGCCACGGCTGCCCCAACCCTAACCCTATGGCCAGTTCCCGACACCTCCACCACCTACACCCTTGCTTATTGGTATATGAAGCGGATGGACGACGCCACCAATCCGGCGTCTCAAACGCTTGAAATCCCCTTCCGCTTCTACAATGCGCTGGTGTCGGGGTTGGCATATCATATCTCTTTGAAGAGGCCGGAAGCCCAAGAGCGTATCTCCATGCTGAAGGACCTCTACGACGAAGCCTTCCAGTTGGCTGCCGATGAGGACCGGGATCGGGCGTCTGTAAGGTTCGTGCCCTTCATTGGCCACGGGTTTTAGTGTAAAATGAGCGTAAGTTTCGCAAAAGGGAAGCGAGCCTTTGGTTTCTGTGACCAATGTGGCCAGCGCTATGACCTAAACGAGCTTAAACTCCAGATAGTGGCGGGCCTTCTCACCAATATCCGCAACTGCCCCGAGTGTCTCGACAAAGACCACCCCCAATACTTTGTTGGGAGGACCAAGGTTAATGATCCGCAGGC